GGTGTAATAATTATAAGATATACACAATAAAAAGGAATAAATGAGTTATATAGGACAAGATACACGACAAAGTATGGCTGTAAGAACGAAATACACTGCAACCGGTGGTGAAACATCCGTAAATGTTACTTATACGGCTGGTCAATTATCTGTATTTCTAAATGGGGTTAAATTGGTTGATGGTGATGATTATACTGCTACAAATGGTACAAGTATTACAGGATTATCACCAGCTTTAGTTGCAGATGATATTGTAGATTTTATAGCATTAGATGTTTTTACAGTAGCTGATACGGTTTCTGCGGGTTCAGGAGGATCATTTGGCGGTACTGTTAATGCTGTTGATATATTACCAACTACCGATGATACTTCAGATTTGGGATCACCTACAAAACAATGGCGAAACATTTATACTGGTGATTTACATTTGACAAATGAACGAGGAAGTTGGACAGTAATTGAGGAAGAGGACTATTTAACATTAAGAAATAATAAAACAGATAAAGTTTATAAACTAGTCATGGAGGAGATAGAATAACTATGGCTATATATCAAGCGGGAGTAGAATTAGATAAATCACATGTGGGATTGGGTAATGTCGATAATGAATCTAAAGCAACAATGTTTGCTTCACCAGCATTTACTGGGACACCAACAGGAATAAACGAGATTGTAGCAGCACAGAATCCCCCTTATCAAAATCTTAATAGTGGAACTGCATGGTATACCTTAGATACTATTGATATACCTTCATCCGGATATTGGCAAATTTGGACTCAATTACGTTGGGGTTGGTATCAGAGAGCAAGTTGGAGTAAAGTGGGCTTACATTTTCTTGATAATACTAGTAGTTCTTCTGATACAATGAGAATGACTTTAGAGAATTATACTCAACACCAAGCAAATGCAAACACAACGCACCACTATGAATGGATATTACATTTTTATCAAGCTACAACATTTCCTCAAACTGTGGATCTTAAACTTTATAGTAATGCTGGTGCTTCCACTTATTTTTTGCAAAATGATGCTAATGGTTGGAACGCACTGGGTGCATGTAAATTAAAGCCTTCGGATAATGCCGGAAGCGGTGCAGCATGGATAGCATATTAATATGGAACAATTATTCTATGAATCAATACAGTCCCTTAATCCTGAAAATAAGGGTTGGAAAATACAACGACCTCCTGATTCTGAGGAATATTTTTTAGCAAATTTTAATATTCAGGTTGGTTTTGATGAAGAAAAACTTTCAGCAATATGGAGTAATGATCCTGCTGATTTTGGATTTACTTGGGATGAATTAGTAGCAAAAAATCAAGAACTTTTAGATTATGAACCAATGCGTTTATTAAAAGTAGAACGGGATCGTTTATTGGTAGAAACTGATTGGATGTCATTGCCCGATTCACCTGAAATGACAGAAGATTGGAAAACCTATAGACAGGAATTGCGTGATTTGCCAAGTACACAATCTCCTAGTATGGATGAAGGGGGCGTAGGAATAATTAATGTTATTTGGCCCACTCCTCCTGAGTAAAAAGATATATAAATAGTATAAATAGTTTAAGATAATGTACAACATGAGTTATATAAAGGAACAAACAAAATGTCAAAGAAAATTACAGAATTAGGAAAATTGTCCATTGCGGCAAATACGGATATTTTACTCATAGTTGAGAATCCTAGTACCTCACCCACAAATAAATATATCGAAGTTGGTGATTTAATGGATAATTCGGGAGCTGTAGCTCTACCGGGATTAGACATTGATGGTGGTACAGATATAGGTGCCGCATTACAGGATATTGATTTATTTATTGTTGATGATGGTGCGGGAGGAACAAACAGAAAAACAACAGCATTACGTATTAAAGAATATATTGGCGGTGCTTTTAAAAGTACAACAAACGCAACATTATTTTTAAGTTAATTTGACATTAATAAAAACAGAGTAAGGAGAAATAAAAATGGCTATACCTAGCGGAAGTGGAACGGAAGTTTTAAAGGTAGCTTTAACTAACGGGGTTACCAACGCAGAAAGCGTTGTTTTGACTGGCGTTGCTAACCACATCTATACAATATTGAGTGTTAGCGTCTGTGAAACCGCAGGTGCAGCAGAAACATTTGATATGTATGTCGATGATAACGCCGGTGGAACAGATACAGAAGTTTTATCGGATCAGGCGATTGGCGCAAACGAAACTTTTGTATATAACGATAGATTGGTCTTGTCAGGAACGGATAATCTTTGCATCGCTACAGCAAGTGCTGCCGATTTAGATATAGTAGTTTCATACATAGATCAGGATCACACATAATAGGAAATTAAATGTCTGGAATAATTAATAAAGCGGGCGTCGGATCTGCAGTTATTGGTAAGACACAAGCTCTTGTAACCGCAGCTGGTGAATCTGGCGGAGGGGGCGGAGGTATCTCTACTTTCGATGCAACAGCAGATGGCGCATTAGCCAATGGAGATAGAGTAATTCTTCAAGCTAATGGAAAGGTTAAGGTAGTTGGTCAAGCCGCAGGTACTGGAGTTGAAACTATTACATCCGATAACCAAGCACAATCCCTTGGTGCAAGATGGGAAGAACCTAGTTTACACTATGATCCAAATGATATTACAAAATTTGCTATAATGCATAGACATCCATCAACAAATCAATATACGATGAGAATCGGCACTATAACAGGTACAACTATAGCTTTTGGTACAGATCAAACTGTAGACTCAACAAACACAAATGGCGGACATTCTTTTCAATGGCATCCTAAGATTGCTAATATGGTAGTTTGTACATACGGATTAAGCTCAGGTTCTGGTGGCTGGAAGATTAAAGTTGGAATAGTATCTGGAACAACTGTAAATTTTTCTGGTAAATGGGATACAGCAATAGACTCTAGTATGGATTACGATCAGTCTTCTTACTTTTCTATAGATTGTGATCCTAGTGCCTCTACAACCGATCAAAATACGTTTGTGGCTATTGCTCATTATAATAATCCGGGAGGAATGGATGATTATAGGTTGAAAGAAGTTGCTGGATATATTTCTGATGACGGAACAACAGGTACTATCGGAACTGTTCATCAAAGACTTGGCGGGGACATGGCAATGGGATTCAATTCCAGACAACATCACGTTAGATTTGATCCAGCTACTGAAGGTAAATATGCATTTTTCTATGATGATTATAATCAAGGTAACGCACCAATAGTTAGACTTAATACTGTATCAGGTACTACTATTACACAAAACGGAGAAAATAATGCTGATCCGGGAAATGGTGGAGACTCAGGTAAAAAACAAGTTGAATGGATAACAGGCGGAGGTAAAGTAATACTTTCATGGCGTAAGCAATATTATCCATCTTTAATAATTGGAACTGTCTCGGGCACATCTATATCATACGGGTCTATATTACAAGTTGATAGTAGTCAAAATCCAAGTTGGGACATATACATAACAAGTAATAGTTCTACAAGAGTTTATGCCGTTGGAAAAACAGCTGGAGGAACAGGCCCGATTATAGGAAAAGTTATTGATGTATCGGGTACAACTATGACAGAAGGTAATACTTCTGATATAATGACAGGTATTGCGGGTGGAATAAACCAAGGATTTGGTTCATTTGATGGCTCAAATAAAATTATGGTACGTGGTCTTCAAGGAAACAATGCTTCAGATTATACAAAATTCACTTCAGCAACAATAGGACAAGCTGGTGCAACTAACCTTGCTGCGGGCAACTTTATAGGTATCTCTGATGGTGCATATGCTGATGGTGTCACAGCTACAATACAATTATCGAGTCCATCTATAGATGATGCTCAATCGGGCTTAACTCCGGGATCTTCATACTATGTACAGAATGATGGATCGTTATCTACTACTGCTGGATCACCCGCAGTATTAGCAGGAATTGCACTTTCGGCGACACAGTTATTAATTAAAGGATAAAAACGATGACAGCAAATGTAGCCTTAACAGATACTTTTGACCAATGGCGAGTCAAAGATAACGAACTTATTATAATGACTCAGCCTAGTGGAATGAATAATTTCATTAAGGTACTTGATACAGCAAATTCAACTTCAACAACCTCGGGTTCTATAATTACTCAGGGTGGTATTGGCGTAGGAAAATCTGTACAAATAGGAGAAGACTTAAAAGTTTGGGGTGATATTACTTGTGTAGGCGATACTACTGTTGGAGGTAATTTAGTATTTGGGGATGCCACAACGGATCAAGTTGTATTTGAAGCTGATATAAATTCTGATATTATTCCAAATGCCAATGTTACTTATGATTTAGGTAATACTACAATGTTTTGGGCTAATACATTTACTGGATCCCTTCATGCAACACAAAAAGTGGATTCTGGAAAACCTGCAATATTAGTAGATGCATTAGATGTTGATAAAATAGCAGTAGATATAAATGCTTCTACTGAAACTGCGAACGCAGTAGATATTTCAGCAGATGCTATAACTAGTGGTACCGCATTTAAACTTTCTGCGGGTGCAATTACTAGTGGAGTAATGATGGACTTAGTAAGTGCTGCTACAATTACAGGAACCGGACTTAATATTGCATTAGATTCTTTAACTACAGGTAAAATTGCTAATATTTCTGGAGATGGTCTGACTTCAGGATCGTGTCTTTATATTGAATCTAATTCTGCTGATGCTTCAGCTAGGCATTTACTTAGTGTAATTAATGAGAATGATGCCGCAGATGGAGCAATTCCAATTTATGCACGACAAGATGGTGATGCTCCTTGTGGACAATTTTCTGGAACCACGGCTCTAGTTGTTCCTTGTGGTACTGCATCTAATAGAGGTACGGGTGTACAAGGAGGTATAAGATTTAATACTGAACACAACTTCTATGAAGGATATACTGGATCATCATGGACTCAAATGGGACAATTAGAGGATGTTGATGAGGATACACATGTAAGAGCTGAAAGTTCCGCCGGTGCAGATAATGATGAATTAATTTTTACTACAGCAGGTTCGGAACGAATGCGAATTGAATCTGGCGGAGATGTTGGTATAGGAACAAATAATCCTACTACTAAACTAGAAGTTGCTGGAACCATTACAGAAACTTCCATGAGAGAAACAAAAACTAACATAGAAAATATAGAAAATATACTTCCCGCAGTTCTACAAATGCAAGGAGTTAAATATGATTGGAAAGATGCTAAGTATGGATCCGATAATAATTATGGACTCATTGCAGAAGATGTAGATAAAATTCTCCCAAATTTGGTATCACATGATAGCAATGGAAAAGCAAGAGGAATTCAATATACAAAATTAACAGCCGTTCTTTTAGAAGCATTGAAAGAACAACAAGTTCAGATTGATGAGTTAAAGTCAAAATTGAACTAACTATAAATTTCCTTATCATATAAATACTATAGAACTATAAATATTTAATATAAGGAGAAATAGTGGCGTTAACCCTCCAAAAACAAACCCTTAATTTTGTATTAGATCAGGGGTGCACATTTTCAAAAATTGTTACTGCAAAAGATACTGCAGGTGCAAATGTTACGATTTCTTCCGGAACAGCCGCAGGTAAAATGCGACAGTCCTACCATTCATCAAATAATGTTCATGCTTTTACTACAGCAGTTGAAGGTTCAAATGTGACGATTTCTTTGACCTCCACACAAACAGCAGCAATCTCAGATGGAAATTATGTGTATGATATAGAGTATACACAATCAGGTGGTGATATAGAAAGAGTAGTAGAGGGCATTATAACAGTTTCACCGGAGGCGACAAAATAATGGCACAACCAACTACTAGAACAACATTTAAAGATTATTGTAAGAGAAAACTTGGCTGGCCTGTTGTAGATTTAAATCTAGATGATGATCAGGTAGAAGATTGTGTAGATGATGCACTTCAATTTTTTCAAGAATATCATTTTGATGCAACAGAAAACATATATCTTAAACATCAAGTTACAGGATCTACTGTTACATTAGCCGGAGCGCCTACTGGAACCTTTACGGTTGGTGAAACAATTACTGGAGGAACAAGTGGTGTACAAGCTAAAGTATATGAATATCATAGTGCTAATACTACACTTAGATTTAAAGATCCAGAAGTTAAATCTGGTGGAGATGGTAATACGTATTATAGTAATACAACTACTACGTTTTCAACAAGTGAAACATTAACAGGGGAGTCTTCTGGAGCCACTGCAACAACCCATGAATCTACTGAAGTTACTATTGGAGATTTTGATAACAAATATATTGACATTGCAGAAGCTATTATTGGTGTAAGGAGAATAATGCCTTTTTCTGATGATTCTTCTACCTCTGGTATGTTTTCTGTTAAATATCAATGGGCATTAAATGAAGTGGGGAATTTAGGTGGTGATTTGTTATCTCATGAAATAAAACGACAGCATTTACAGTTAATTAATGATATGTTTACTGGTTCTCCTATGTTTAGATATAATAGACACGCAGATAAATTGTGGCTGGATATTTCATGGGGTGAGGATGTAAAGATTGATGATTGGGTAATGGTGGAATGTGATAGAATTCTCGATCCGGCAACATATGCGGATATCTGGGGTGATATGTTTCTTAAACAATATGCCACGTTATTGCTGAAAAAGCAATGGGGACAAAATTTAATTAAATACGAAGGTATGCAACTTCCTGGTGGCTTAACTCTTAATGGCAGACAATTATATGATGATGCAGTTACGGAAATTCAAGTTGTAGAAGAACAAATGCAATTAAGATATGAATTGCCAGTAGATCATTTGATAGGATGACTTTAGATGGCAACAAATCCTTATTTTAATCATCACGGAAAAAATACAGCAGATCAGAGATTAACAGAGAACTTAATGATTGAATCCATTAAGACTTATGGTGTCGATATTTATTATTGCCCAAGGACTCTTGTTAATGAAGATGTGTTATTAGGAGAGGATTCAATTTCTCAATATAATAGTGCCCATACTATTGAAATGTATATTAAAACGATTGATGGGTTTGAAGGTGAAGGTGAGTTCGTTGCAAAATTCGGACTACAGATAAAAGATCAAGTTACGTTTACTGTAGCAAGAAGGAGATGGTCTGAATTAGGATTAATTGGTGAGGGTAGAGATACTTCTCCTAGAGAGGGTGACCTAATATATTTTCCTGTGACAAATGCACTATTTCAAGTTTTGTTTGTAGAAGATGAATCAATATTTTATCAAACAGGAGCATTACAAACTTATGATTTGTTATGTGAAATGTTTACATATTCCGATCAGAAATTGGATACTGGTATAGATGATATTGATAAAATTGAAAGATTACAAGCATATTCTTTAGACTTTACGATGGATTCTGGAAGTGGAAATTATATAGTAGAAGAAACTGTATATCAAGGAGATTCTTTGGCTGAAGCAACCGTAACTGGTGAGGTGGCAAGTTGGAGTCCTACAAGTAAGATATTAAATCTTATTAATATGACTGGTAATTTTAACGGAACAAAAAATATTGTTGGGGATGATTCTGGTGCAAGTTATACGATTACTTCATTTGATCCACAAAATTCTACTTCAGCGTCTTCTGGTGACAATGCGGCAATAGAACAAGAGGCGGATTCTATTATAGATTTCACCGAAGGTAATCCGTTTGGGAGCTTATAATGTTAGGAACAACTTATTATCACCAAACAATTAGAAAATATGTTGCTGTATTTGGAACACTTTTTAATGATATTAATATTCAACGAACAAATTCTTCAGGTGAAATCGTTGAACGAATTAAAGTTCCTATCGCTTATGAGTCTAAAGATAAAATGCTCTTACGTGTGAGAAGAGGTAGTAAAGCTGATGAGAGTATTGGTACAAGTTTACCTAGAATGGGATTCGATTTAAACGCCATTACTTATGATCCAACTAGAAAATTAAATACAGTAGGTACAACCTATGCGGCAAACAATGCCTTAGGTTCTACTAAATTGATGAAACAATATAATCCAGTACCTTATAATTTTGATTTTACTTTATCAGCAATGGTAGATAGTTCAGAGGATGGTGCTCAAATATTTGAACAAATTGTACCATTCTTTACTCCTGAATTTGCGGTTAGTGTAAATTTAGTTCCTTCTATGAATGTTGTACCTGATATTTCTATTATCTTGATGGATGTTACAATAGAAGATTCTTATGAGGGTGAGTATAGTCTTTCTGGTTCTGTAAAACGTGAGATTATATGGACATTAAATTTTATGGTAAAGGGTTTTATTTATCCTGATGTAAAATCTGGATCAGTTACGAAGAAAGTTTTAGTACATCTTAGAACAACAGAGGATGAACCAGCGGTTCCTGAATATATCACGTTAGAAGATAGTACAGATTTTACAACAAATTATATGTTATTAGATGCTGATGCGGGTTCACCTGACGCGACAGGTATAATGAGACTTCTTAGTGAATCAAGTTCAGATGCTGCATTAGCAGGAATTAAATCAAGAGTAACGGTAACTCCCGGAGCTAATGATGTTGTAGCGAGTGATGATTTTGGGTATTCACAAACAACAGAATATTTTGATCCACCTATAGATAGTAATGTGACAACAGGTTTAGATGTTAATTTATAAAATGAGGGACAATGACAAAAGAAACATTAGATGGTCGTATAGATGAAATTCTAGAAATTACGAGTTTAGTACCTACTTCTGAACTTAAGCCTGAAGCATCTGTTAGGGTAAAACCAAAGACTGATGGTAAAGATGATGATATTGATTATAATTATGCCCGTGAAAATTACTATAATTTAATCGAAAGAAATCAAGACGCAATAGAAGAAATGTTAGAGATTGCCAAACAATCTGAACATCCTCGTGCTTTTGAAGTAGTGGGTCAATTAATTAAATCTGGATTAGATGCAAATAAAGAATTAATGACTCTACATAAAACTAAAAAAGAGTTAAGTATAGAAAAGGGTGGGTCTACTACTAACGTTAATAATGCTGTATTTGTAGGATCTACTGCAGATTTACAAAAACTCTTAAAGGCTAAACGTGGCTAGTGAAACGTATCTAGGAAACCCAAACTTAAAAAATGTAGGTCAAAATATTGATTGGACTGAAGCTTCACTTGAAGAATACATGAAGTGTAAGGAAGATCCTGAATATTTCATCCAGAAATATATCCGTATTGTTCATGTTGATAAGGGTCTTGTGCCATTTGAGATGTATGATTATCAACAAGATATGATTCATAAGTTTACAGATAATCGTTTTGTTATTTGTAAGATGCCCAGACAGACCGGAAAATCAACCACTATCATCGCTTTTCTTTTACACTATTTACTTTTCAATGAGAGTGTTAATATTGCAATCCTTGCAAATAAAGGTGCAACAGCAAGAGAACTTCTTTCAAGATTACAATTAGCCTACGAACATTTACCTAAATTTTTACAACAAGGTGTAGTTACATGGAACAAAGGTAATATTGAAGTTGAGAATGGTAGTAAAGTAATTGCGGCAGCAACTTCTTCTAGTGCCGTTCGTGGTAGTTCCTTTAACGTTATTTTCTTAGATGAGTTCGCACACGTTCCCCAAAACATTGCTGAGTCTTTTTTCACTTCAGTTTATCCTACTATTTCTTCTGGTGAATCCACAAAAGTTTTAATTGTTTCTACACCACTTGGATTGAATATGTTCTATAAGATGTGGATAGAAGCAGAAGAAGGTAGAAGTGATTATGTACCAATCGAAGTACATTGGTCAGAAATGCCCGGAAGAGATGAAAAATGGAAAACAGAAACAATACGAAACACTTCAGAAGTACAGTTTACACAAGAGTTTGAATGTGAGTTTGTTGGTTCTACATATACATTAATTTCTCCTTCTAAACTTAGATCAATGGTATTTAAAACTCCATTACATGTTAATAATAATTTGTCAGTATATGCTGAACCTGTAAAAAATCGTACATACGCATTGATCGCTGATACATCACAAGGAAAGGGTGTAGATTATTCTGCTTTTGCTGTTTTTGATGTTTCTGAAATGCCCTATACACAAGTAGCAGTGTTTAGAGATAACACAATTTCACCATTATTATATCCTAATGTGATCAATAATGTAGGAAACAAATACAATATGGCACATGTATTAATTGAGGTGAATGATATTGGATCACAGGTTGCAGATACATTACACTATGATTTAGAGTACGAAAACATAATGATTGTTACTATGAGAGGTAGAGCAGGACAACAAATAGGTGGTGGATTTGCAAAGAACATTCAATTAGGTTTGAGAACAAGTAAACAGATTAAGAGAATAGGATGTGCAGCGTTAAAAGATTTGATAGAACAGGATCAATTAATTATTCCAGATTTTGAATCGATTAAAGAACTTACCACTTTCGCATTACAGAATAATACATATCAAGCTGAAGAGGGAGCCCATGATGATATTGCAATGACTCTAGTGATATTTGCTTGGTTGGTTCAACAGAGATATTTTAAAGAATTGACAAACATGGATATAAGAAAGAAAATGTGGGAAGAACAAATGGAAACATTAGAACAAGATATGTTGCCGTTTGGTCTTATTGATGATGGTATGGATCCAGAAACCGTTGTAGATACAGAAGGTCAGACATGGAACGTAGAAGAAACTGCCCGAAGATTGTACTACTAAATAATGTAGAGAATATTTAACCATTAGAGAAAGTAAAAATGGCCGATTTATTGATTAAACCGGAAGCAGGATCAGGAAATAAATTGATCCTACAGGATCAAGCTGGCAATGCTGTATTGACTACGGCAGATAGTGGGGCGACACTAGCTTCAAATATAACTGGCGGCGCACCCGAAGGAGCTGACTTAAAATCTACAGGAGAAACCGGAGGATCCAAATTTCTCAGGGAGGATGGTGATGGTACATCAAGTTGGCAAACAATAGACGCAGAACCTGAAGGAACAGTAGTTAAGTCTACAGGAGAAGCTGGAGGGACTAAATTTCTTAGAGAAGATGGTGATGGGACTTCTAGTTGGCAAGCTGTAACATTTGATACTGGTCATTTAATCAAAACTCTTTTCTACAGAGATAATACGGGAACTGGCCTGACCGGATCATATACAATATCCTCTACTGGTGGACCCTATAGTATGACCGATACTATTGCAGTTTCAGTAGTATCAGGTAGAACATACGAAATTTATTGGATAGGAAATTTAGCAGTACGTTCTACTTCTGGCTCTGGATATAAAAATTCTAGCTATGGAATATATGAACCATCGAGTCAAGTTGGGCCAGGGAGTACCTCTGTTGGGACTCATAGGAATGGCGGAAATCTCAGTCAATACTGTAGCTCTACAAATAGTGAAGAAATGGGAACACATCCTATTAATCATGTTTTCGTGGCTGGTTCCACAACAACTCAATATTTTTGTATGGCGGGTCAAATTTTTCAAAATAGTCAGGAGTTAATCCTCAACAATGGTAATTGGAATAATCAATTTACAACCGGCTATTATTTCATAGTCAGAGAATATGAAGGAAATTGTTTGTCAACAAGTATTTGATTAGCTTTTTAGAGACTTGAAAGGATCTATATTTTCAAAATCAACTTCAGTAGGTGGATTATTAATTTCGTTTATTAACTCTTCAATTTTATTAATTAGATCAGGACGTTCTTTCTTTAATCTTACTAAGAAATTAATAGAACCAGTTTCTAATTGAGCAGGATTAACAGAAATTCTTTTACCTAACCTTCTTTTATCTGATAATTCAAGGTGTTCTGGGTTTACACAAGAAGGATTAAAACATGTTTGAGTGACAACCTCATTTGGAGAGACATCACCACGGAACATCATAAATGAATATCTACTGGCGGGTATAGTTCTACCCATAACAGAAAACATACCATGACCTGTTTTATTTTTTGAGGCTAGCCATGTATGACATTTAGTGTTAGTTTCTGAATTGTCAATTTTCTTGAGGAATCGTTCAGATATTTTTTTGCTATCTATTAATTTATCTTTATTCATGTGATCTTTCTGTATATTTATGATAACACTTAATATTTATGATTTTAAAGAACTGTAAAATAATAAATAGATTCAATATGGCAATAAACCATAATTAATATTGAACCAATATCTAGGAGATAGAAGATGCCTTTTACAGTTAGTCCGGGCGTTGTAACCAAAGAAATTGATTTAACTACTGTTGTACCTGAAGTCTCTATGACTGAAGGTGGTATTGCGGGACCCTTTAATTGGGGACCGGCTTATGAAAGAACGGTAGTATCAAACGAATCAGAGTTATCTGGTATCTTTGGCAAACCAGACGCAGCGACATATAAAACATTTTTTACTGCTGCAAGTTATCTCGCATATTCAGCGAATCTTAAAGTAGTTCGTACACCTAATACATCCGATGCTAAGAATGCTACATTCGATGCAGCAAATACAGTTTATATTGCAAACGATGAAGATTATGAGAATACATATGATCCTCAAATGGGAGGAACCCAGAATGATGATTATGGACCCTTTGTAGCAAAATATCCTGGTGCGCTAGGAAATAGTTTAAAGGTTTCTATATGTGGAGCTTCAAAAGCAAATACAAATTCAGATGGAACACTTAATGCAAACACAGATGTTGCATTATCCGGAACTGTAGCTTGGACACAATCTGGTGGAGCTCTTGCGGGTACAGATACAGCATTTAATACAGAATTAAGTGTTGGTGATGTTATTGTTCTTGGAGGACAAACATTAGTAATTCTAACAATTAACGGAAATACATTGGCTTCCGCAGGTAGTGTATATGGATCCGATATTGGAGCTGCAGTAGCTGTTCGTAAAAAGAGATCAGCATTCTCAGAACCTGCAACACAAATGATCGGAACTGCTGCTGTTACTGCAAACGGTTCTGTTATAACAGGAACAAATACACAATTCACCACACAATTAACTGTTGGTGATATTGTAAAAATTACTGCATCAGGCGATGAGAGAAGGGTTACAGCAATAACTAATGCAACATCCGTATTAGTTAATGAACCTTTTGTTACTTCTCAGGCCGGAAGTACATTTTCACGTACATGGGAATATGCCGGTTCATTTGATGATGAGCCTACTACCACAGCACATGTGGCCAAAAATCTCGGTGCGTTTGATGAAGTTCATATCATTATAGAAGATGAAGATGGAGAAATTTCTGGCGCGAATAATACAGTATTAGAAACATATTCTGGCGCATCAGTAGCAAACGGAGCTAAATCGGAAGATGGACAAAGTAATTACTATCAAGATATAGTTAATAGAGGTTCATCATATGTTCGTTGGATGGATCATGATCCAATAGGTGATGCAGACGGAGTTTATGGTACATCAGCTTGGGGTAGTGCATCAACTTCAACTTTTAATGCAAAAGGTGGAATCACTACAGCAAGTATGACCGGAGGAAATGATGGATCCGCATCAACTGACGGAAATATACAAACTGGATTAGATGAGTTTAAAAATACAGAGGAAGTTGATGTAACACTTCTAATGACAGCTGATGCTTCAGCAGCAACACAAATATATGCAATCAATAACATTGCAGAATATCGTAAAGATTGTGTAGCATTTGTTTCACCTTTACAAGCACATGTTGTTAATAATGCCGGTCAGGAACTCAATGATGTAAGAGGACATAGAGATTCAATGCCTAGTTCATCTTATGCAGTCATGGATTCAGGATGGAAATATATGTACGATAAGTATAATGATGTTTATCGTTATATTCCATTAAATGGTGATATAGCAGGATGTT